AAAGGATTACTTAATATTTGAATGTGTGCCTAGGGGAGATATGGAGTTGGTGTGTCATCAACATCTTCCTAAAAGTAATTAGCTTTGTATACTAAATTGATATTTAGTATAGTATAGGTGAGGGGAGTAAATCCCTTCACCTATATTTTTTAATAAGGAGGTTTTGCAAATGGCAAAACGAGAACCCGTAAAGCCCGTGAAAGATGGTAAAATATTTACCCACACGGCGAAAAAGACCAAGTCTATCAATCTTGGTGGAAAAGTTATGAGAGGAGGTACTCGACTATGATTAAACCGTTGTTTGCAATCAAGGACGTAAAGACTACCTTTTGGAAACCCTTTGTTGAGGTCAATGAACAGTCTGCTATTCGTGAGTTTAGTAATCTTATCAATAGTCGTAATGAGTTTACTGAACAGAATCATAACGACCTCGAACTATGGAAAATTGGCACGTATGATGATACTACTGCAGAAATTGTTAGTAATGTTGAATATGTTGCTTGCGGTCGTGATTTTTACAGAGAACCTGTAAAGGATGGTGCAAATGTCTGATAAGATTATCCCGTTTTCTAGGTTTAATAGACCTGAAACGATTAAAGCGCCTATTGGTGATGGTACGGCACCGCTTTTTGAAGAGCGTATTGTCGATGGCGTTAGAGTACTTATTGAGTGTGGTCGTAATCCGCTTAATGAGTTTGTCCAGGCGTCTTTGGAAGAAACTAAAATTTATAACATTATCAATCGTTACCAGCGTGGTGATCAAGCTGCACTAAATAAAGTCGGTGGCCAGTTTATTGACGTTGTTGGTATGCCTACTAATCTTGCTGAGGCGCAAAACGCCTTGCTTTCTATCGAACGTCAGTTTAATTCTTTGCCCGGTGAGGTTAAGGAAAAGTTCGGTAATAATGTAAATCAGTTTGTACAGGTTGTAAGCGAGGGTAAATTGGATGATGTGTTAAAGGATTTCCAGATTACTCCGGCTGTTGAAAAGGAAGGTGATCCTGTTGAGGAATAATGAAAGTCATTTCAGTAATGTACCTAGAGCGGAAATTCAACGTTCTCGGTTTGACCGTTCTAATCGTTTGTTGACTACGTTTAATACTGGTGAACTAATTCCCATCTATTGTGATGAGGTTCTTCCCGGTGATACTGTGACGATGGACGTATCTTCGTTGGTTCGTATGTCTACGCCCATTTTTCCCACGATGGATAGTGCCTTTATGGATACATATTTTTTCTTTGTTCCTAATCGTTTAGTTTGGGAGCATTGGAAAGATTTTAACGGTGAGAACAATTCTACCTACTGGACACAGCCTACTGAGTATAATGTACCGCAGATTACCGCTCCTGCTAACGGTGGTTGGAATAAAGGCTCTTTGGCTGATTATTTCGGTCTGCCTACAGAAGTAACTAACATTTCTGTTTCCCATCTCCCCTTTCGTGCTTATACTCTCATCTGGAATGAGTGGTTCCGCGATCAGAATTACATGTCCCCTGCTGATTTTGTAAAAACGGATGCAGATGTGGTAGGTCGGCGCCGTGATTATGGCAACGGTACAGAAGGTAATATTCCCTATTTGTCCGCTTTGTATGGTGGCGGTGTTCTTCCTGTAAGTAAGTATCACGATTATTTTACCTCTGTTCTCCCCTCTCCGCAGAAAGGTGAAGCCGTTGAAATTCCTATGTTTTCGGGTGATTTGCCTGTAACTTCTTCTGCACAACGTCATGATAATTTGTCAGGTGCCGCATTGCATTGGACGGCTAATGATGGTTTTAATATTACTGTTGCTAATTCTATGCAAATGTCTTCAGACGGTTACATGACCCCTATTCCTGATAATAGCGCATCGGGTGCTAGTCTTTCTAAAGGTGTTTACCCTGATAACCTTTGGGTACGTTTGAGTAACGTTGACCTTGGCACTATTAACGTGTTGCGCCAGGCGTTCCAAATTCAAAAATTGTTCGAAAAAGACGCACGAGGTGGTACTCGGTATACTGAGATCCTACAGGCTCATTTTGGCGTACAGTCCCCTGATTCTCGTTTACAGCGTCCTGAGTATCTCGGTGGTAAGCGTGTACCGATTAACATCGACCAGGTATTGCAGACCAGTTCTACTAATGAAACTAGCCCGCAGGGTAATACTGCTGCTTTCAGTTTAACCACTGATGTAGATAGTGCTTTTACTAAGTCTTTTGTTGAGCACGGTTATATCATCGGTCTCGCGGCCGTCCGTACCGACCATACCTATCAGCAAGGCATCCAGCGTCATTGGAGCCGTAAGCGTCGTTTTGACTATTACTGGCCTACTTTGGCACATATCGGTGAGCAGGCTGTCCTTAAAAAGGAAATTCTTGCTACTGGTACTGAGTATGATGAAGAGGCTTTCGGCTATCAGGAAGCCTGGGCTGAGTATCGTTATAAGCCGTCTTATGTAACTGGTGCTTTCCGTTCCAATTATAGTGGCTCGCTCGATTCTTGGCACTATGCAGATTACTTTATTCCGGATGAATTGTCCGGCACGGCAGGTTTTGTTGCAGATGCTGAGTTTATGCGTGAAACGATGGTTAACGTTGACCGAACGTTGGCTGTACAGAGTGATATGGAAGACCAGTTCCTCGGTAATTTCTATTTTAAGGCTATTTGGACACGTCCTATGCCTATGTACTCTGTGCCCGGTCTTATTGACCATTATTAAGGAGTGGTTTTTTTGAGCAGTTTCATTTCTCCTTGGTTGAATGTTTACGAGTACTCGCGAGATGCATCTAATGTTGATAGCGGTGATTTGGGTTCTTCTGAGTTTCAAGAAAGGTATGGTTCTGTACCTGGTTATGCATCTGCACAAGGTTCCGAATTCTATAGTAATTTGGCTTATTTTCTTGATAAAGAATTTGCCGCTAATTCTGAACATCTTGCTTGGCAAGAACAGCAAAACCAAAAGGCCATGGATTTCAGCGCACAGCAAGCCGCCTTAAATCGTTTGTTTCAGCAAAATTCCGCTGACCGTGCTATGAGGTTTAGTGCTGATGAAGCTGTTAAAAATCGTCAGTTCCAACAAGCATCTGCTCGTGAGGCAATGGCTTTTTCTGCTGAACAAGCCGCTAATCAAATGTCCTTTCAGGAACGAATGAGTAATACTGCATATCAACGTGCTGTTGCAGATTTAAAGGCTGCAGGTTTGAATCCTATACTTGCCGCTACTAAAGGCGGCGCCAGTTCTCCGTCTGGTGCTTCTGCTAGTGGTAGTAGTGCTAGTGGTTCTTCTGCAAGTGGTGTTTCTGCAAGCGGTAGTAGCGCAAGCGGTGTTACTTCTGCCGGTTCTAAAGTTGATATTGGAAAGGCTCTCAATGCGGCCGTTTCGTTGTATTCTACGTATGCTAATCATACTACAAATGCACTTCGGTCTATTATTGAGATTATTCCGTTTTGAGTTTAACTCTTCAGTTTTTCGATTTAGAGTTGGTTAAAAATACTATTAAGAAACTTGAGGAACGTCACAAGGATTTATGCGATAAATCTAAACATATTCGTAATGATTTCGACGTTGCACAGCGTATGTGTTTATTAGAACAGGAAATTAACGATTTGTATGATATTGTTTCGCATTTGTCCTCGTCTTCCCCCCGTTCTAAAATATTTTTAGATATTTTCTAATTCTAGTCGAATGTGGGAGCCTACGTTCTACCGCCGTAGGATCCCCTTTTTTCTCTAATTGCATTTTGCACTGTTTTTGACCGTGGTATCTGTTAAAGACGTGGTATTTGTTATGTGCGCGATATTGTAGACGCGTACATTTTTGTAAGCGTCTGTATCGGCGCAGAAAGGTTGTCGCTTATGTTTATTAACTTTTCTTATTGTGAGTTGTGCGAATTAAAGGCGTGTTTGGCTCATATTGAGACAGTATATGCTAATGGTAAAACTGTCAATCTTCAAAATAAGATTGACGAAATTTTACACTTTATGGATACAGCGCCTATTTCGCAAGTTTATGACGTTAATGTAGAGGGTGTGGGAACAGTTATTACTTGACCTTAACTGTTCCCACTGACACACGATAGTGTGGAATGGAGAATGTATGTTAAAATGTAGGACCTGTATTTATTTTATGGAAAGTGAATTCTTAGCAGGTACTGGTATGTGCACTAAGAGTACTCCCCCACTTTTCATTTCTATTATTGAACGTGAATGCCCTTTAGATGATGTCGATATTGAAGAGGAGTGATTTTTATTCCCTGTTATCATCCTTTAAAGGCTGTTCGTACAAATAACCTTGTTGACGGAAAAAAGAAAATTATATTCTGGAAACCAGGTATGGATGAGCAGTTGGTTATAAATGATGGTTGTGAAATACTGAAAATACCTTGTGGACAATGTGTTGGCTGTCGTTTAGAGTATTCTCGTCAATGGGCTGTCCGTTGTTGCCTAGAGGCAAAACAATATAAGCATAATTACTTTGTAACCCTTACGTATGACAATGAGTTTGTCCCCTTACGTGAACATGTAAAGGTGAATGTGGATACTGGTGAGGTTGAAGATATTGAAACAGTTATGACACTCTTACCGGATGATTTAAAAGGATTTATGAAAAGATTACGAACAAATATGCAGAGAGAAAGTGACCATATTGGAATTCGTTTCTTTGCTTGTGGTGAATATGGTCCTAAGAATATGCGCCCACATTATCATTTAATCCTTTTTAACTGTCCCTTACCTGACCTTGTTTTTGAAAGGTATTCTGATGGTTATACGTACTATCGTTCTCCCTTACTTGAAAAGACGTGGAAGAAAGGCTTTGTGTTAGTTACAGATTTCTCTTTTGAAACTGCTGCCTATGTTGCCCGGTACATGCTTAAAAAGCACAAAGGCAAAGACAGTGGTTTTTATGCCGAAAGAGGAATTGAACCGGAATTTACCCGGTGTAGTCGTAAACCTGGTCTTGCACGTGCCTATCTTGACGAAAACGCCGATTTCATATATAATTATGACCAAGTTATTATTACTAATGGTAAAGGTGTTCCTATTCGTTGTAAGCCCCCTAAATACTTTGATAGAATATTTGATGAACTATCCCATACTGCTCTTGAAGATTTGAAAGCTGGCCGTAAAGAAACTGCTATTCATTCTATACAGAATGAGTTATCAAAGACAGATTTATGCGAAGAAGAATATCTTACTGTTAAGGAAAATAACAAAATGTTGTCTATTTCAAGTTTAAAAAGGGAGTTGTAATTATGGATTTTGGTTTGTTGTTTTTTTCTGTTATCACATCGTGTTTGGCATTTTTGGCTTTAATTGCTTTAGTCATTTTTTTGTTTACTGTTCCCTGTCGGTTACGTGAACTTATTAATGTTTTGAAAGAAATTTCTAATAATTTGCAAAAAAAGCCTTGACTTAAACACATATTTAGTATAGTTGAGGGGAGGGAAAATCGTGAATTCTAAGTATTTGGCTGAGTGTCCGGCCATTCTACGCGAATATCTGGGTTATATGGAAACGGTCAAAGGTCGCTCTGCTAACGCGGTTAAC